GCGCCTGGGCGATGAAAGGTTGGCTCTTTTGGATGAGGCAGAGAGAAAAGTTATGTCCTTTGTAAAGTTTGCTAACTGGGCGGCAAATTGGGCTTTTTGTGACAACCAAGAATCGGGAAAAGAAAAGTATGTTCTAAGGTTAGGGGAAGGGTCGGTTCCATTTTTAGAAGTTGGTGAAGGCTTCATCGGTAGGAGAAAAAAGTGGTGGAAGGAAAAGACGAAACTTCCTGAAAGAATTTATGTGCCGAAGCTAGCCGTGCGACGTCCAGACTATGCACGGTATGATGAGAACAATAAGAGAATTGAATATTTTGACCCCTAATCTATGGAACCAGTTAAATTGAAACCCCTCGTATTTACCAATCATCCGTCCCCTCGCTTCCGTCAGAACACGACGCAGCAGATTCTTTTGTTGAAGGCGATGCAGGTGACACAGGATCCGAATAAGCTGCGGCAAATGATTGGAGTGAAGACGGTCGCAGATGTGTGGCGGACATTGGACAAGATGAGCATGAGGAAAGAATATCACAAGGCGCTGGGGAAGCACGGTATTTCTTTTGATTACATTGTGGCAAAGATGAAAGGGCTTGTTGAGGTGGGCTCGGATAAGGTGTCGCTTGCCGCGCTTCAGACGCTTTTGAAATCTGTGGGCATGGAAAAGTACGAAGGGGAGGCAGGAGTGGGCACGGGAAGCTGGGAAGAGGCGCTTCTTGCTAAACTTGAAAAAGAGAAAGAGCAGAAGCAGCTGGCGCCGGGTACCATGGTTGAGGGTGAAGTGGTGGAAGAAGTTGCAGTGCCGGAGTATGAGGTGGAGATTCCTGAGGTGCCGAAAGAAATACAAGAGCAAAGAACCGCTGAATATGAGGACACTCGAAGTATCTACGATCCAAAATAAATATGGATGAATCTTTGCTGCAAAAAATTAGAGACCCTAGATTCTATTTGGAACATTTTACTAAAATAAAAACGAAAGAGCATGGGTTGCAACCTTTCATTTTGAACAGGGCACAACTGGATTTGTTTAACACATTGAAAAAGAGTTCGCGTGTGATAATCAGAAAGGCTCGCCAATTAGGTTGTTCGACGGCCATCGCTGGTTTCCTGTATCACTTAACTATTACTACTCCCGGCATTAACACCGCGCTTATCGGTTACAATGCCGAACTTACCACGGAACTTCTCGATAAGGTAAAAACTTTTTATCGTACAACACCCGAATCGCTCCGTCCTAAAATTTCTTATAATAGTAAATCAGAAATTGCGTTTCCTGCCATTGATTCCAAGATGCTTATTCTTCCTTCTACTGAGAATGTTGGCCGTGGTTGGACTTTGTATGCAGCACATGCGACTGAGTTACCATACTGGGAGAAAGCTGAAGAAAAGATGCAAAGTTTGGAGAATTCAATCCCAATTAATGGGAAGCTTATAATTGAGTCAAGCCCTGGAAATATTGGTGACCAGTATCATAGGATGTGGATGTCTGAGGATAATGGATATGTGAAAAAAGACTACGGTTGGTGGTGGGGATATTCGCCCGCAGAGGCAGAGATCATGCAAAAGCGCATCAATGATCCTCAGAAATGGGCGCAGGAGTATTGTTTAGAGTTTGCATCTTCTGGTCGCCCTGTGTTCCCCTATGCTTTAGTGAAAAAGTTGAAAGAGTTTGCTTTGAAAGTTGGAGACAAGGTGACATATGAAGACGGTGGAGAATTGGTGAATCATACCGTGAGTGAGGACATTGATAAGTTCCGCATTTATCGTCCGCCGCAAAAGGGCAAGAAGTACGTGATGGGCGCCGACGTGGCTGAGGGTGTGATCGGGGGAGACAATTCCACTTGCATCATTTTGGAGCGTGAATCAGGGGAAGAGGTGGCTATGTGGAAGGGTCTCATGGCAGCTGATAAGTTTGGCTTCAAGCTGTGTGAGTGGGGAAAGATGTACAATAACGCGCTTGCTGTGGTGGAAATTAACAACCATGGATTGACCACGGTTACCGCCATGAGAAATTTGCTTTATCCGCAGATGTACTTTAGGCCATCGAAGTTTGATCAAATGGGAACAAGCTACACGGATCGTTGCGGGTGGAAGACAACGCGCACGACAAAACCTCTGATGGTGGACGACTTGCATGAACATTTGCGTGAGGGTTCTATCAAGCTTCATTCTACGGAGATATTTGATGAGATGCTAACTTACATCTACACAGGATCCAACGAAAGTAACGCGATCAGAGGTTTCCACGATGACTTAATTATGGGATGCGCCATAGCGATTGAAGGATTTAAGATTATGTATGCTGGAAAGTTGGATCAGCTTCCCGAAAGTATGTTACCTGTCTCGGGTTTTTAGGTGGTTCGTTAAGGGGTGTTCTGGGCATGGGTGTGTTAGCAAGGGTAAAAATATGGACTCTGGTACGCTAGTGATGTATGACCCAAGACAGCAAACGAGCAGGGAGGCAAAATTATAATGTTTATCAGCCCTCAGATTGGGGCGATGTAGATGTGGAAATGCGCAGGCTTTTCTGGTTGGAAATGTTTGATGCAAAGAACTATTTTTTAACTGTAACCAAGCCAAGATTAGACCGTGCTTTCAAATTATTTATAAATTACAACGGAGACAGACAGCGTACAATCGCCCGCTGGCAATCTAACGTTGGTATTTCATACTCTCAAGCTGCAATTGAGACCCTCGTCCCTCGTATCGTAGACGCAAGGCCGGATTTCACCGTGCGTGGTAGGTCCCAAGACGATGAGCTCAAGGCAGAAAAACAGCAACAGTTGCAGGATTTTTTCTGGGAAATTGACAAGATGGACACGACTTCTGAGGATTTTATTCGTGCCTGTCTCATTTATGGCACGTCTTATTTGCAGGTTAGCTGGAAAAAGGATGTGCGGAAACTTAAATTCCTGAATACAAAGGACATTGCTGCTAAAAAATATACATGGACCGAGAAAGAGAAGGTGTTCTACGACGCGCCCCACTGTGAATGGGTAGATAACTACAATCTTTGGATGGATTGGCACAATTCGGCTAGATCTAGCAAACAATATTGGTTCAAGCGCCTCGTACTCACCGAAGGAGACATCAGGCGTCGCTACCCAATGGCTGATGAAGAGCGCTTGCAGATGGCCTTTCACTCTCCAGGGGGCGATCTTATCGATTATGCAGCTATTCGTCCGCAAACCCGCACGGTAAACCTCTATACCACCAAAGAATCGGCAGCAAATCAGATCTCGGCCTCAGGCACGGTGTATGGTACAGACAAGTATTTCAGCACCTTGGCTACTCAGGTCAAGATGTTTGAGGTCTTTGAGTGGCACCGCCCGTTCGAGGATGCCTATGCGGTTATGGTTGGCGGCTCCTATGTCCCGATCCTCAAGGGTGCGTTTATCCCCAATCCTTTTGATTTTAAGGAAGCACCGTTCATTGAGTGCACTTATTTGAAGATTCCGGGCGAATTTGAGGGATACGGACTCCCCCACATTCTTGAGAGTCCACAGATCATGCTTAACCTCATTAAGAACCAACGTTTGGATGCTGCCACCCTTTCGATCCATAAAATGTGGGTGGTTAATCCTCTTGCCAACATCAACAAAGACGAGCTGGTTACGCGGCCTTTCGGTATCATCTACTCCGTTGACCCTAATGGTGTTCGTGAGGTTCAGTTCTCCGATGTCAAGATGTCGGCCTACAAAGAAGAGGAATTGCTCAAGGGCGACATGCAATATGCTTCCGGCGTTGATGACTTCTCTATGGGCGTGGGCGCTGGTGGCTCGAGCTCGGCTACGGAAGTGCGCCATTTGCGTGAATCTACCTTGGAACGCGTGCGCATGTTTGTAAACCACCTTGGCGACGCTTATGCCGATGTGTTCCGTTACTGGATGGACATGACGCGCCAATTGTTCTCTGAATCAATGACCATGAGGGTTATTGGTGAGGATGGCACTGTTAAGTTCCCGTTGATTGAAAAGGATGACTTAATGGGGCGTTTTGACTATAAGGCTGCCGTTCTTCCTTCCATTGCCGGTCAGGATGAGGTCAAAAAGAAGCAGAATATGGATCTTTTCCAGCTTCTTATCAATTTGCCCTTTGTTGACCCGCAAAAGCTCACCTCTCGTGTTCTTTCCAGCTTTGATTGGGACCTTGAGAGTATTAGCGCCAAGCAAGACGGAACCCAGCCAAATTCTGATCCAAATGCCGCCGCAGCCGCTGGTGGGCAGGATCCTATGGCTATGTTGGCTGCTGCTGGTGCTGGGCAAGGCGCTCCGGCTGGCGCCGCGCCACAGGGACAGCCATTGCCGCAAGAGCCACCTACCTCTGGCGCTATGCCCCCTGATGCGCAAGGCGGCCCTGGATTTAGCTTGGTGCCTCGTTCAACCCTGCATAGCGTGACCCGTTACTTGCGCGATACAGGTGAAACAGAGCCATATAACGCTAGTTCTAGCCCTTTTCGTGAGCTTTCCTCTCCTGTGAACCTGTTAAACATGGGCGGAACCCCTCCTACGGTTACCGGGGTCAAAGATGCTATGGGGAAAGGGATGCCAAACATTGCCGGACATAATAGGCCTGTTGGGGGAAAGGTGAATACGAATATCCCCTCTGGCTCTAAGACCACGAGCACAGGATCTAACATACTTAATCGAACGTTTTCACTCCAGAGATAACACTCTTGTATAATTAACTTAAACGTATGAATCCTGACCAAACTAATGAAAAGAAGACAATTCTCCAGCAACTCGTGAGGCATGTGCTTCAGGGCGGCCCGGGGAAGAGCATCCACGAGGTCATCAGCAATCTGAAGGCCGCTCTTGGTGCTTATAAGAACTACTCCAAAGAGTGGGACAATTTGCATGGAATCACGTCGGACACTGGTGCCAAAAGCGCTGGTGGGGCTCAGCCGCCTGCTTCAATGCTCGCTCCGAAGAGTATGCAGCCACCGCAGATGGTGCCTCAGCAACCAGTGCCACAGATGCCACCTGCGCCAGTGCGACCGCCTCAACCGGTTCCCGGGCAACCAATCAATGGTCCGATGCCAGGCCAGAATCTAGGTTAAATCAACTAAATTAAGATGAAATTATATGGAAAACACACAAGAAGCAAAGAAACCTGTTTCAAATGTTCGCAACTACTTCACCAAGGAGATAAACGATCAGATTCAGGAGATGGGCATGAAGGAGATGGAATCGTTGCTTAAAGAGATGGTTTCGTTGCGGCAATGGATCGCTTTGCTTAAGTACACGGGAATCAGGATGTCTCTTTTAGAAGCTTCGTTGCGTGTAGCAAACCCGTACAAGGAGCCGGATAAGATCTCACAGTTTCAGGGTATCATGGCTGGTTTGAGCGATGTGGAAAACTACGTTATTGATTTAAACGCGCCTCCGACCCCTGCCGAAAAAGTAGAGATGCCAGAACAGGACTTGCCTCAGGGCGGCATAACAATAGGGGTGTAAGTGAGGACTCAGATACAATAAGAGTGTAATAAAGCAAATATATGGCAAAAGCATGGATCGCAGGGGCAATAAAACATCCGGGTGCCCTCACGGCTACGGCCAAATCCGAGGGTAAGACCTTGGATGAGCTTTGTTCTCAAGGAAATTTAACAGGAAAGACCGCCAAGCGATGCGCCTTACGCAAGACACTTCGGTCATTTAAGCATTAGAAACTATGGAACCAATTCATGATAATACAGCCAGAAGTACGGCTACCTCAAAAGCTGAGGGGCGGCTTATGGTTATGAAAAAGGCGGTGCATAAGTACAAGAAAAATGGAAAGTTTGCCGCTGATGGAAAAGGTGGCCCCGGTATCATTGCTAACCCCCTTGGCTTTAGTGCTATGTCGCGCCTAGAGAAGATTGGCGTGAAGCCTGCTGCTGGCGCTTCTGCATCTGATTCCCCTGCCTCTTCCGGCGGTGTGCTTCCTGGTGGCGTGGCTCCTGTTTATTCCAAAAAAACTAAGAGTGTTAAGAGTTCTTTCTCTGCTGCCAATTCAACTATCAAAGCATTGAAGATGAAGATCGTGAAGAATGCGATCAAGGGTGCTTCTAAGATGCCGAAGATGAAGGCTGTGAAGGCGCCGAAGATTAAGATGTTGAAGTTTAAGTAGTATGTCTTTCCAAGGTAAGAAAAAAGCAATTCTCAAAAAGGCTGTGGGCAATTGCGGCAAAGGTGGGCCAGGTTGGGATGCTATAAAGTCTGTTGCTTCAAAGGCCGAGAACTTTGTGAAGGGGCGCCTTAAGGCAATGAAGCAGATCAACCAAGACAGAGAGAACTCCTATTACAGACCTGCCACTCCTGCCCAGATCAATGTGCTTAAGGGCTATGGAAAGATCAAAGATGGGGCTGGTGGCCCGGGTACGGCGAGCTGGAAGGGCATTGGGAGCGGTGGAGACAACGTGCCGATGGGCAACCTAACAAAAAGATTATCCAATGTTAAATTTAAAACAAAATAACTATGATGTACGAAAA